ATTACATCGAAATGTTTTATAACAGTAAGCGTCGGCATGGTTCCAGCGATCAGATGTCACCGACAGAATATGAAAACCAGTATTATCAACGGCTAGGAAGTGTCTAGATTATCCGTGGCGATTCATTTATAGAATAAATACGTATATATCTCTATTGAGACACTCCGATATCAAAGCTACAGTTTTTCCAATTCATCATAAGCAAGATTAACGAACCTTCTAAGCTCATTAGAACACTTTTCGATAAAAGGAATAACCTCATATTCATAACCTTTAATCCTGATTTTTTTGTCCTTGGTTAAAGAGATGTTCAACGGGTGGCCATTCCTACTGCTTTCATATTTCCCTTCTTTAAATGTAAAGTCACTAAATTTAATGCCGTTATGATGGTTGTTCTTAAACTCAATATTAACATCTCCTGAGGTAACTATTTTTATAAAGCCTGGTTGGTCAAGGGTGAAAGTTTTTACGCTTTCTTCAGTCCATAGTGGCAGAGGGTTTCTGTGTTTGACTTCGTTTGTTAGACAACACATATCACTTAACCATGTTTCTCCGGTTTGATAGTCCTGAATAGAACTGAAAATTTTATGCAATGGGAAGGAGTTAAGATTAGATACTCCAAGTTTTTTAATGAAGAAGTTATCAATGAATTTTTTCGCACCATACGGAAAGCAAATTTTACTGTTGTCTTGGCCGGGTTTGTATTTTTCAAAAGTATCATTTGCGACATATTCTAATGCGCTTCTCAAATGCTCAAGCAAAGGTTTTATTTTTACTGAGGTTATAACTTGTGTTTGTTTCATTTGATTCAAGTTTTCATCAACAGCATCAATTAGTTCAATTGTATAAATTCTTGGCATCTCGAATCCTCCCTAGATTGTTGATAATGCTACTGCGGCGTGTTTGCTAGATGGTAATTGTTGTACTCCAAATCGTTCATCTAAGCACTAATGATACGGTAAAATCTTTCTTGCATGGTTGTTATTTAACCCACGAAATGCATAAAAGCACTTTGGAAATGACACAATAGTGGTAACGAGTCGTGTTATGAAAAGCTCTTGACATATGAGCGGGTAGACAAATCTTCATGGGGGAGTAGATGCAAGTTACGATTAATGGTCTCTCATTTGTGCCAGCATGCAATTTAAGATCAAGAGTAGGTATTGCCATAACGACACATAATCGTGTAGATGTTTTAAAACTCGCACTCGAACAGCACATGAAGCACCTGCCAGCCGGAGCGCTGGTGGTGGTTGTAGATGATGGTTCGAAACCGGCCGCGGTAGGACCTGACGGCGTGCAGCTGCTTCGCCATGAAACATCACTCGGCATTGTTGCTTCGAAGAACGCCAGCCTGTCAGCCCTGATGGATGCCGGGTGTGAGCATCTGTTTTTATGGGATGATGACGCCTGGCCTATCGCTGATAACTGGCACCTCCCTTACATCCAATCACCAGAGCCGCACCTAGCTTATCAGTTTATCGATCTGGCTGGCCGCAATAAGCTGAACGACATGGCGGAACTGTACCGTGATGATAAGCATGTTGCTTACACCGGGCAGCGCGGCGTGATGCTTTACTATCACCGCAGCACCATCGAGAAAGTGGGCGGATTCGATCCGGTTTATGGTCGCGGCATGTACGAGCACAGCGACCTCGCCCTGCGTATTCATAATGCTGGCCTCACGACGTGGGCTTACGCTGATGTCGTCGGTTCAGAAAAGCTGATTCATTCTCTCGATGAGCATGAGGCAGTGGAGCGTTCGGTACCGAAACCAGACAGGCAGGCGCTGGTGGAACGTAACGTTAAAATCCACAACGAACGGCGTGATGCCGGGTTTACCGGTTACGTTGAATACCGCAAGCGGCGCGACGTGGTTATCACTACGTTACTGACCAGCCAGCCTGACCCTCAGCGCGGCAAGAAAATGGTGGCTTCGCCTGACATGCTGAGCAAATGGGCGGCCTCGCTTCAGAATTGTGGTCGTATCGCGCTGGTGGATGAAATGCAGACGGCACCGGCAGACGTTGAGCTGTATCGCGTTCCTGACGTGAAGATGAATGTCTACTTCCGGCGCTGGCTGCATATCTGGCAGCACCTGCGCGATCACCATGAATACCGTTTCGTCTGGTGTACCGATGGTACCGATGTCGAAATGCTTCGAGCGCCGTGGGAAGAAATGGAGGCCGGAAAGGTGTATGTCGGTTCAGAACCAAAGACCTACGCCGATACCTGGGCAAAGCAGAATCATCCGGAGCGCATCTATCAGGAGTTTATCGAAGCGCACCGCAACGATGTGATGCTTAACGCTGGGCTGCTGGGGGGCACCCGCGCTGATGTAATGGCGTTCGCTCACGGCATCATCCGTCTTTACTACTTGATCGAAAGCTATCGTTTCTGGAAGAAAGAACAGGCTGGCGCCGCAGTAGGCGACATGATGGCGTTCGGTATCGTTGCGCAGTCATTCGCTGACAGGCTGGTCAACGGCCCTCTGGTTCACACGGTGTTCAAAACTGATGGCATCGGCACAGAGTGCGCCTGGTGGAAACATAAATAAGAGAGATATGTAATATGGATAAATCTTACATGCGTCTGAGTGAAGACAAGAAAATGGTTGTATTTTACGCTCCAAAATTTCGATTAAAGGCCAGTTGCCTGGCCCTTAAAATTACTTCGGCATAAATTGCTTCAATTCAGTAGATATCTTTTGAAATGCTGGGTAGTCGTACTGAGTCAACTCAATCAAAAGGTTATTTTTTTCTGCATCAGGCAGTCTCGCGAATAATAAACCAAGGGCCAACTTAAGTGCTGTTACCTCGGTTGCTACGTCTTCGAGAGTTTCGCATGTGGTTGAAAGCTTCAACCCTTCGATATATCTGATATTAGACATATTATTCCCTTATCCAGAGGTAATCAGCCATCCCTCTGCGCTGATTGCGCCAGTGTCCCACCACTGACGGGCTGAATGCTTACCTTAACCAGGGTTAAAACGAAGCAACACCCTGATATTCAGACAGTAGCCGCCATTGTGCGGCTTTTTTTATGGAGATTTGCTGGTGGCTGAAGACATTAGGTTTGTGGTGGTCGGCCATCACACCCGGACGGGACAAGCACAACGTCTTACTGCGCTGCTGGATGCTCATCTGCTGATTGATGACGGTAACCACGGTGCGAACTGGAATCATCGGCGTGCGCTTGAGTGGACAGCAGAACAAACCTGCCGGGTAGTTGTTGTTGAAGATGATGCGATGCCAGTGGACTTGTTCTTCACTTCAGTCACGAGCTGGCTTAACCGCTTCCCGGAATCGCTGGTGAGTTTTTACCTGGGCACTGGCCGACCACCACAGTATCAGATGCAGGTAGCCGAACGTCTGATTGTTGCTGACAAGACACGGTCTGACTTCATCACGCTGCCGCGCCTTATACACGGCGTGTGCTACAGCGTACCGCCTCAGCATATTGAACGAGTCCTTTCTCGATGGGACAGCAGTAAGCCAGCCGACTATGCAGTCGGGGATGCCTATGGCGGCGCGGTGGTTTATCCGTGTTACTCGCTCGTGGATCATGCTGATGGTGAGCCTGTTGAGCGTCACCCTGACTCAGCGCCACGTACAGAACGCCGCCGGGCGTGGAGGTTAGCTTGATGCCTGCGTTAATACCGAGAGCATGCCGCAAGCGTGGCTGCCCTGGCACAACCACTGATCGCTCAGGCTATTGTCCCCAGCACCTTAACGAAGGCTGGCAGCAGCATCAGCGAGGACAGAGCAGACATCAGCGAGGCTATGGCAGCAAATGGGACAGGCTGCGCCCAATCGTTCTCGACAGAGACAAATACCTTTGTCAGGAATGCCTGCGAAATGGAAGGTATACACCCGCTGAGACGGTGGACCACATCACCGCCAAAGCAAATGGGGGGACCGATGACCTGTCCAACCTCGAAAGCCTCTGCAAGCCCTGCCACAGGGCGAAAACAGCGGTCGAAAGACTCAAATGACATAAATTCTCATTTGAATCGAACGAGGGGGAGGGCGGGTTGAAAGTTCAGGAACGACGCGCCAAAGGACCGCCGCCTAACCTCTTTTCACATCGCCGCAGGTTAGAAAACTTTTTTATGGGGTCCCCCATTCGATGATTAATAGGAGTTTTCGATTATGTCTGGACCACCGAAAACCCCGACCCATCTACGTTTGGTGAGGGGTAACCCATCAAAACGCCCGATTAATGAATGCGAACCAAAGCCAGCCGCAGGGGTACCCCCAACGCCGAAGCATTTCGACAAGCAGGGGAAATACTGGTTTAAGCGGATGGCCGACGAGCTCGATGCGCTTGGCGTCATGTCGCAGCTGGACGCGAGAGCACTTGAGCTTCTGGTTGAGGTTTACACCGAGTACCGGCATCACTGCGATACGCTGGAGAGAGAAGGCTACACCTACGCCGTTTATAGCGACGAAGAGCCAGACGAAGGTAAAGAGCGAGAGATTCGCATGATCAAGGCTCACCCGGCCGCCATTATGAAAGCTGATGCCTGGAAACGTCTGCGCGCCATGCTCGGTGAGTTCGGCATGACGCCAGCCAGCCGCTCTAAAGTGAATGCAAAAGGTCCTGATGCGGTTGATCCGCTGGCCGAGTTTATGAAAGCGAGGGATTAATGGCTAAGGTTGCAGAAGGCATCCGCTATGCCGAGAGGGTGGTGGCGGGGGAAATTATTGCCTGTGAGTACGTGCGCCTTGCCTGCCAGCGTTTTCTTGACGATCTGGCACACGGCGAAGAGCGCGGTATTTTCTTCAGTGAGCCGCGCGCGCAGCACATTCTGAATTTCTATAATTTTGTGCCTCACGTAAAAGGCGCCCTGGCAGGCCAGCCTATTGAGCTGATGGACTGGCATGTTTTCATCCTGATTAATATTTTTGGTTTTGTTATCCCGCTGGTGAACGAAGAGACGGGGGAAACCGTTCTGCGTAACGACGGCAGCGGTCGTCCAGTAATGGTTCGGCGCTTCCGTACAGCAGATGTTGAGGTGGCCCGTAAAAATGCCAAATCAACGCTTTGCTCCGGCGTGGGGCTTTATATGGCTGGCGCAGACGGCGAGGGCGGGGCGGAGGTTTATTCCGCTGCAACAACCCGTGACCAGGCGCGAATTGTTTTTGAAGACGCGAAAAATATGGTCAAGAAGGCGAAAACCACTCTTGGGCGGATCTTCGAATTCAACAAGCTCGCTATCTACCAGGAGCAAACGGCCTCCAAATTCGAGCCTTTATCATCAGATGCGAACAACCTCGATGGCCTGAACATCCACTGCGCCATCGTCGACGAGCTGCATGCTCATAAAACCCGTGACGTCTGGGACGTTCTTGAGACGGCCACTGGCGCGCGCCTGCAATCGCTGCTTTTCGGTATCACCACCGCCGGCTTCAACAAAGAAGGTATCTGTTACGAACTACGCGATTACGCAATCAAGGTCCTGCGCGGCCTGGTTAAAGACGATACGTTTTTTGCCATCATCTACACCTTAGATGAAGGTGACGATCCCTTTGATGAAAAAGTCTGGCAGAAGGCGAATCCGGGGCTGGGTATCTGTAAGCGCTGGGATGATCTGCGCCGCCTGGCTAAAAAGGCGAAAGAGCAGGTTTCGGCCAGGATTAACTTTTTCACCAAACACATGAATATCTGGGTTACCGCTGAGTCTGCCTGGATGGACATGATGAAATGGGAAAAATGCGAGTTTATCGCCCCGCAGCACGAACTTAAAACCTATCCCTCCTGGGTGGGCGTTGACCTTTCAAACAAAATTGATATCTGTGCAGCCGCTAAAGTCTGGCGCGCGCCAGGTGGTCACGTTCATGCGGATTTTAAATTCTGGCTGCCGGAGGGACGCCTTGAGAAGTGTTCACGCCAGATGGCAGAGCTCTATCGTAAGTGGGCCGAGATGGACAAGCTGATCCTTACCGACGGGGATGTAATCGACCATGCTCAGATTAAGGAAGAGCTGCAGGTGTGGGTTGCTGGCGAGAGTCTGAAAGAAATTGGCTTCGACCCGTGGAGTGCGACGCAGTTCAGCCTTGCGCTGGCAGAAGAAGGGCTGCCGCTTGTGGAGGTACCGCAGACGGTTCGCAATTTCTCTGAGGCGATGAAAGAGGTCGAAGCACTGGTATACGGTGGCCGCTTCCATCACAGCGATCACCCGGTAATGAACTGGATGATGTCCAACGTAACCGTCAAACCTGACCGGAACGAGAACATTTTCCCGAATAAGTCCACACCAGAGGCCAAAATTGATGGCCCTGCGGCTTTGTTCACAGCAATGAGCCGCGTTCTGGTTAACGGTGGCAACGACCAGCAGGATCTCTCCGGATTCTTCAATAATCCCATCATGGTAGGTTTCTGATGAAAAAAAACAAACGGCCAGGCAGGGTTAAAAGTGCTCTGCTTAACTGGCTTGGTGTGCCTATCAGCCTGACTACCGGCACGTTCTGGGAGGAATGGTTTGGTACCAGCAGCAGCGGAAAGGTGGTAACGGCCGATAAAGCCATCCAGCTATCGGCTGTGTGGGCATGCGTAAGACTGTTAAGCGAGTCTATTTCAACCCTTCCGCTGAAAATATACGTTCGGCAGCCTGACGGTTCGCGTAAAGCGGCAACCGATCATCCGGCCTATTCGATACTGTGCCGCCGACCCAATTCAGAAATGACACCATCACGCTTTATGTTGATGGTGGTCGCCAGTATTTGCCTGCGCGGTAACGCCTTCATTGAGAAGAAATTCATCGCAAACCGCCTGGTTTCGCTGGTGCCTTTGCTGCCACAGAACATGGTGGTTAAACGTCTCGTGACCGGGGCGCTGGAATACAAATACACTGAAAACGGTAACGAGCGCGTCATTCCCGTCAAAAACATCATGCACATTCGCGGGTTCGGTCTTGACGGTGTTTGCGGCATGATGCCAATGAAAACAGGCCGCGATGTGATCGGTTCTGCAATGGCGGTTGAGGAGTCTGCTGCGAAGATATTTGAACAGGGGCTTCAGAGTTCAGGTTTTCTCTCCGCTGAGAATGCGCTGTCTGACGAACAACGTGAAAGACTTCGCAGCTACATGGCTGCATTTACGGGTTCAAAAAACGCCGGGAAAATCATGGTGCTTGAAGGTGGATTGAAGTACCAGGGCGTCACCATGAATCCCGAAGACGCCCAGATGCTGGAAAGCCGCTCTTTCAGTATTGAGGAAATCTGTCGCTGGTTTCGCGTTCCGCCTTTCATGGTCGGTCACACCACGAAGCAAAGTAGCTGGGCATCCAGTCTGGAGGGCATGAACCTCCAGTTCCTGACGCACACCCTGCGCCCACTGCTGGTGAATATAGAGCAGGAAATAGGACGGTGCCTGCTGGACGGCGATGATGAGGTGTTCGCGGAGTTCTCTGTAGAAGGACTGCTGCGCGCCGACAGCGCGGGCCGTGCTGCGTACTATACCAGCGCGCTCCAGAATGGGTGGATGTCCCGCAATGACGTGCGCCGTCTTGAGAATATGCCACCGATTGAAGGGGGTGATATTTACACCGTTCAGCTCAACCTGACGCAACTGAAAAATCTCGAAAGCAGCAATCCTGCTGTTCAGGCTCTGGCTCTGAGAGAACTGCATAACCACATATTCCCTGACATTTCCTTTGAACAATCTCCGCTGAAACAGACCGCTTAGGAGCACTTTCCTGATGAGCAAAAAACAACTTCCGGCAGCACCGGCGGGTCGCCCCTGCGCGCGGGTCACCTGTGAAACTTTACCCTCCGCCATGGAACGCTGGGATGGCGGGATCAAAGCTGCGGCCACCGACGACAACAGTATTTCTGTTTTTGATGTTATCGGGCAGGACTACTGGGGAGAAGGGGTAACAGCTAAACGTATTGCCGGTGCGCTTCGAGCGATGAACGGTGCCGACGTTACGGTTAATATCAACTCACCGGGCGGCGACATGTTCGAAGGTCTGGCTATTTATAACCTGCTCCGCGAATACGAAGGCCGTGTAACGGTGAAGGTGCTGGGCATTGCCGCCAGTGCCGCCTCGATAATTGCGATGGCCGGGGATGATATTCAGATTGGCCGCGGTGCCTTCCTGATGATCCACAACTGCTGGGTATACGCGATGGGAAACCGCCATGATTTTGCAGAACTGGCACAGTCACTGGAGCCCTTCGATACCGCTATGGCAGACATCTACGCGGCGCGTTCCGGCCTTGATATGGCAGCCGTTCAGAAACTGATGGACGCCGAGAGTTATATCGGTGGCAGTGACGCTGTGGCGAAGGGACTGGCAGACAGCCTGCTTTCTGCTGATGCGGTCAGTGATGGCGATGAATCACCCGCGGCCGCGCTTCGAAAACTTGATGCGCTGCTGGCTAAAACCAACACCCCGCGCTCTGAGCGCAGAAAACTCATTAAAGCCTTATCCGGTGGCATGCCTGGCGCTGTCACCACCAACGACGGTACGCCGGGCGCTGCCGAAGATATCAAACCTGAAACCCTCAATTCACTTGAAAGCGCTCTTGCGGCGTTAGTCAAATAAGGACCCTTTATGTCTGACGTAAACGAAATTCTGAAAAAAGTCACTGCCAGCATTGAAGATGCAACCAGCAAATTCAACGCGAAAGCAGAAGAGGCACTGACCGAAGCGAAAAAGAATGGTCAGCTCTCAGCTCAGACCAAAGATGTTGTAGATAAAATGGCGACAGAGCTCAATGCTCTTAAGGAAGCTGAAAAAACCCTTAAGGCCAGCCTTGGTGAGCTGGAACAGCATGTTGCCCAAATGCCATTGAACAACGCTGCTAAAGTTACCGAAACTGTTGGACAGGTGGTGATTAATAGCGAGGCGTTGAAGGCCTTTGCCGCGAGCGTTGAAGGCAATAAGCGCGTAAGCGTCCCAGTTCACGCGGCCTTGCTTTCTAAAGATGTTGCAGATGGCGTGGTTGAACCACAGCGACTGCCTGGCATCGACACTGCACCAAAACAGCGTCTCTTCATTCGTGATCTGATTGCGCCTGGCCGCACATCTTCACCGGCTATTTTCTGGGTGCAGCAAACGGGCTTTAGCAATGCAGCGAAAGTCGTTGCAGAGGGGACTGCCAAACCTTACAGCGATATTGAATTCGCGACTAAAATCACGCCGGTGACAACCATCGCGCACATGTTTAAGGCATCCAAGCAGATCCTTGACGATTTCGCTCAACTCCAGTCTACGGTTGACGCTGAGATGCGTTACGGCCTGAAATATGTTGAGGAACAGGAAATCTTGTTCGGCGACGGAACTGGTGTGCACCTGCACGGCATCGTTCCTCAGGCCTCAGCATTCGACCCGGCATTTTCTGTTGAGAGCCAGAACGGGATTGATGATCTGCGCCTGGCAATGCTTCAGGCTCAACTGGCTCGTTTCCCTGCATCTGGCCACGTTCTGCACTTCATCGACTGGGCGAAAATTGAGCTCACGAAAGACAGTCTGGGCCGCTATATCCTGGCTAACCCGGCATCTCTGACTGGCCCTACGCTTTGGGGGCTTCCGGTGGTAGCAACTGAGGCAGCAGCTTTCCAGGGCAAATTCCTGACAGGCGCATTCAATGCCGCAGCTCAACTGTTCGATCGTGAAGATGCCAACGTGGTTATCTCCACCGAAAACGCCGACGACTTCGAGAAAAACATGATCTCCATTCGCTGCGAAGAACGTCTGGCGCTGGCTGTGAAACGCCCTGAGGCGTTCGTGTACGGTTCATTCAGCACCGGCGCGGGTAGCTGATAACTATTGCGGCCTTCGGGCCGCTTTTTTCGGGGCAAAAAAATGCTTGATCAGAATGTGGTGAAACAGCATTGCCGCATTGATACCGACTTTACGGGTGATGATGCTCTGCTGGAGATTTACACAGGTGCAGCGGCCCGTTACGTCCAGACATGGACAAGGCGAACGCTCTATGAAAACCAAAGCTCACCTGGCTATGCAGACGACCCGGACCCGATTCTATTGAATGATGATGTTAAGGCGGCAATGCTACTGCTGATTGGTCACTGGTATGCAAACCGAGAGGCTGTGAACATCGGAAACATTACAACAGCGGTGCCTTTCGCCGTAGAAGCTCTACTGCAGCCATACCGTATTTACGGGGTATAGGGGGACTTTATGCAGGCCGGAAGATTGAGAGACAGGGTGGTGGTTCAGAACATCACAACATCCAGAGATCCTTCTGGTCAGCCTGTTGAAACGTGGCATGACGGCGCAGAAACATGGGCAGAAGTAAAGGGCATTAGTGGGCGTGAGCTGGTAGCCGCTGGTGCTGAAACCTCAGTCGCCACTATCAGGGTATGGACACGGTTTCGTAGCGATATAACTGCTGCGTCCAGACTCAGGGTTATGACTGGCCCGTTCAAGGGGGCCATTTTGAATATTATTGGTCCGCCTATCCCTGATTCTCGTGGTGTTCAGCTCGAAATTCTTTGCAAACAGGGGACCGAAAAATGATTGAGACGAGCCTCGATTTTTCCGGATTGAATGACATCGCAAAGGATCTGGAGGCGCTTAGCCGTGCCGAAAACAACAAGGTTCTGCGTGATGCTACGCGCGCTGGTGCCGAAGTGCTTAAGGAAGAAGTGATCGCCTGCGCTCCGGTGCGAACCGGGAAACTGAAAAAAAACGTGGTGGTGGTGACCCAAAAAAGCCGCCGCCGCGGGGAAATTTCTTCCGGCGTCCATATTCGTGGTGTTAACCCGCGCACCGGCAACAGCGATAACACGATGAAGGCGAATAACCCGAGAAACGCCTTTTACTGGCGATTCGTTGAGCTGGGCACCGCGAACATGCCTGCACATCCGTTTGTGCGACCCGCTTACGATACTCGCGAGGAAGAGGCCGCCAGCGTCGCCATTGCCAGGATGAATCAGGCTATTGATGAGGTATTGAGCAAGTGAATGAAGATAATATCTACGCCTTGCTTTCTCCCCTGGCAGAAGGACGGGTATATCCCTATGTTGCGCCATTAGGTAGTGACGGGAAACCGTCTGTCTCGCCACCATGGATTATCTTTTCCATCGTCGATGATGTTTCCGCTGACGTACTGTGTGGCCAGGCGGAATCCAGCACATCAGTGCAGATCGATGTTTACTCACTGACCATTAAGGAAGCCAGATCCATTCGCGATCATGCGCTGGAGGCCGTTAAGTCCCTGGCTCCGACTGAGATAACGAAAATTCAAGGCTATGAACCCGATTTCCGGCTTTACCGCGCCACGATCGATTTTCGGATCACATCCTGAAACGTTAACCAACCCTGAACAACCCGCTCCGGCGGGTTTTTTATTACCTCTGACACCGCGCTTCACACGCGCACGTTATAATCCTGGAGCCTACAGAAAGCGAGCCTGAGAGTCAGTTGTACTCCGGGGCTGCTGACTCTGTGTGACAGGCTCACTTTCTATAGGTAAATCTCATGAAATATCCAACCGTATCAGTAAACGGCGTTTCCGTTCGCGTTGATGACGAGGGACGCTATAACCTCAATGATCTCCATGCTGCGGCGGTCGCAAACGGAGAGGCTACAGAGCAGCAGCGTCCAAGTCAGTTTTTACGTAGTGCTCAGGTAAAGCGATTTATCAAGGCACTTAAATCCAAAGTGCAAAAAAGCACTCTGGAACAAATTCAACCACTTAGAGTTGTTAATGGTGGTGATGAACCTGGAGTGTGGGGCGTTGAGCTACTGGCCATTCGCTACGCAGCCTGGATTAAGCCTGAGTTTGAGATTGAAGTATATGAGGTGTTCAGAACAGTGGTTCGCCTCGGCATCAGTGCCATGTCACGCCTGAATAAATTAGATCACATCATTAATACTGAGACTAAAGCGATAAGCCAGTGCGCCAGCCAGATGGCGAAGTGGGGTGTCGGCGGCAGAAAGAAAATCCTCCTTTCTGCGCGGGAGCGGGTGGTTGATGAAGTACAGATGTACTTACCAGGCATCAATTAAACTCGAGAAATGGTCTTTGTTGCTGACAATCTCAGCATTCCAGGCATGATTGATTTACTTAGTAATTTCTTTTCAGAAAGACACCCACCTCCCGCTTCGGCGGGTTTTTACTTTTATGGAGACAACTATGTCTGCACTTTATGAAAAATCGCAGCTGACGAAGATCCTTATTTCCTCCCTGCCAGCCACCAAAGAAACGATGGATTCCGCAACCTTCCTCGATCTGAGCTGCACCATCAAAGAAATTCAGTTCACCGGTGGTCAGAAGCAGGATATCGACGTAACAACACTTTGCTCTACCGAGCAGGAGAACATCAACGGCCTGCCTTCTCCGTCAGAAATCTCTCTGTCCGGCAACTTCTACAAGAATCCGGCGCAGGACGCCTTGCGTGAAGCGTATGACAACGATACGACCTACGCTTTCCAGATCATCTTCCCGTCCGGCAAGGGCTTTAAGTTCCTGGCTGAAATCCGCCAGCACACCTGGTCTTCCGGTACCAACGGCGTAGTGGCGGCAACGTTCTCCCTGCGCCTGAAAGGTAAGCCTGAAAGCATCGAGTCTGGCTCCTGAGAGGTCGCATGAAGAATATTAAAAATCTCGCCCTGGCTAAGATGTCGGGTTTTCGTCATAAGACGGTCGCCGTTCCTGAGTGGGAGGGCGTCAAAGTGGTTCTCCGTGAGCCGTCAGGTGAAGCCTGGCTGCGCTGGCAGGAAGTGGTGAAAGCGGGTGCTGATGATGAAAATGTGTCGGTATCGGAAAAGGCACACCGTAATCTTTGCGCTGACGTGGTTCTCTTCATTGACGTACTGTGTGACACCGATAAGCAGCCGGTATTCAGCGTAGACGAAGAAGAGCAGGTGCGTGAAATCTACGGCCCCGTCCATTCACGCCTGCTCAAACAGGCGCTTGACCTGATCAACAATGCGGACGAAGCGCGGGAAAAGTCTCAACCCCCGGCGTAAAGTTTCTGATGTCGCTTGCGCTCCGGATGGGGCGCACGCTCTCAGAGCTTCGGCAGAATATGACGGCAAGCGAGCTTCTGATGTGGAT